TATGGGATACCTGTCTTCGATACCCCAACCTCTGAAGTCACAGGTCCACAAGGAGGATTTATTGACATCGGAGTTGTTGAATATTGGGAGAATGAAGTCGAAGGTTTAAAAAATGATCAAGACGGTTTAAACGAATTTTACAGACAATTTCCAAGAACAACTAAACATGCTTTTAGAGATGAGTCTAAATCATCTTTATTTAATCTAACTAAAATTTATCAACAAATAGATTTTAATGAAGATTCTAATAATAAAGTTAGTATAAGTAAAGGAAATTTTTTATGGGAAAATGGTATTAAAGATTCCAGGGTTATATTTGCTCCAAATACTCAAGGTAGATTTTTAATAACTTGGATACCAGAATCTTATATGCAAAATAGATATATAGAGAAAAATGGAGTTAAATATCCTGGTAATGAGCATATGGGTGCTTTTGGATGTGATCCATATGATATATCCGGTACAGTAGATAAAAGAGGATCTAATGGATCTCTACATGGTTTAACTAAGTTTAGCATGGAAAATGCTCCTGCTGATCATTTTTTCTTAGAATATATTGCTAGACCTCAAACAGCTGAGATATTTTTTGAAGTATGTTTTAATGGCATGTGTATTTTATGGAATGCCAATACTCGCAAGAAAATAATAAACCTAGACTTTTATATCATTTTAAAAGAAGAGGATATAGAGGTTTTGCAATGAACAGACCAGATAAATTTTGGGTTAAATTATCAGTAACAGAAAAAGAAATAGGTGGAATACCTAATTCAAGTGAAGATATTAAGCAAGCACATGCTGCTGCAATTGAATCATATATAGAAACAAAAGTAGGTTTTAATGGAGATGGATACGGGGATATATATTTTCAACGTACTCTAGAAGATTGGGCTTCTTTTGATATAAACAACAGAACAACACATGATGCTTCTATCAGTTCTGGGTTGGCTTTAATGGCGTGTAACAAAAATAGATACGCTCCAGTTAGCAGAAGAAAACGTGAAGCAATTGATTTAGGAATTAAAAAATATGACAATAAAGGAATAGTGTCAAAAATAATTAAGTAAATGAATACATACGCAAATCCAAATAGTGCCTTTCCGAGCCAAGTAGTGCCAGATGTTGAAAAATCTTCTATGGAATATGGAAGACGTGTTGCACAAGCTATAGAAAGTGAATGGTGGAGACAAGGTGGTAATGGAACTAGATTTGCTACGTCTTATAATAGATTTCACACATTAAGATTATACGCTAGAGGTGAACAACCAGTTCAAAAATATAAAGACGAACTTTCTATTAATGGTGATATGTCTTATCTTAATTTAGATTGGAAACCTGTTCCAGTTGTTTCAAAGTTTGTAGATATAGTAGCAAATGGAATGAATAATAAACTTTATGAAATAAAAGCTTTTGCACAAGATCCAATTTCATTAAAGAAAAGAACTGATTATGCTACTTCTATTATGCAAGATATGTTAGCTAAGCAAGAATTAATGCATTTAGATCAAACTTTAGGTTTAAATAAATTTCAAACAGACCCAGAAAAATTACCTGAAAGTGAAGAAGAATTAGAGGTTCATATGCAATTAAGCTACAAACAAGCTATTGAAATTGCTAATGAAGAGGTAATTAATAACACTTTATCTAAAAATAGGTTTGATAATATTAGAAAAAGATTTAATTACGATTTAGTAACTTTAGGTTTAGGAGCTGTAAAAACACAATGGAATCCTACAAATGGAGTTACATTAGATTATGTAGATCCTGCTAATTTAATATATTCTTATTCAGAAGATCCACATTTTGAAGATATATATTATGTAGGAGAAGTTAAATCTTTAACTATTCCAGAAATAGCTAAACAATTCCCTTATTTAACTGAAGATCAGTTAGAAAAAATACAACAAACCAAAGGTTATAATAACCAACAACTCTATGGGTGGCAAACTTATGATCAAAATACTGTTCAGGTTATGTTTTTTGAATATAAAACATATAATACACAAGTATTTAAAATAAAAGAAACAGATACAGGATTAGAAAAAGCTTTAGAAAAACCGGATACTTTTGATCCACCAAAAAATGATAACTTTAAAAAAGTTTCTAGAAAAATAGAAGTACTTTATACTGGAGTGAAAGTTTTAGGAAATAATGAATTAATAGAATGGAGGTTATCTGAGAACATGACAAGACCCTTCGCAGATACTACTAAAGTAGAAATGAGTTATACTCTATGTGCTCCACGAATGTATAAAGGACGTATTGATTCTATAGTAAGCAGAATAACTGGATTTGCAGATATGATTCAAATAACTCATTTAAAACTACAACAAGTTATTGCTAGAATGGTTCCAGATGGAGTATTTTTAGATATGGATGGGCTCGCTGAAGTTGATTTAGGTAATGGTACTAATTATAATCCAGCTGAAGCATTAAATATGTATTTCCAAACTGGTTCGATAGTTGGTAGATCATTAACTCAAGAAGGAGACATGAATCCTGGTAAGGTTCCTATTCAAGAATTACAAACATCTTCTGGTGGTCAAAAAATCGCTAGTCTAATCCAAACATATCAATATTATTTACAAATGATAAGAGATGTGACCGGATTAAATGAAGCAAGAGATGGGAGTATGCCTGAACAAGACACTTTAGTTGGTCTACAAAAAATGGCAGTTAATGCTTCTAATACAGCAACTAGACACTTAATGCAAGGAAGTTTGTGGTTAACATTAAGAACATGTGAAAATATCTCATTAAAAGTCGCTGATTCTTTAAAGTTTCCTTTAACATTAAATTCTTTAAAAAATTCTATATCTACTTATAATACAGCAACATTGTCTGAAATACAAAACTTAAATCTTCATGATTTTGGTATATTCTTAGAACTAGAACCAGACGAAGAAGATAAAGCTATTTTAGAAAATAATATACAAATGGCTTTACAACAACAAAGCATTGATCTAGAAGATGCTATTGATATAAGAAGGATAAAGAACATTAAACTTGCTAATGATGTATTAAAGACAAAAAACGTAAAAAGAAAGCTAAACAAGAGCAACAAAACCAAATGCAAATAGCTCAAGCTCAAGAACAAGCTAAAGTTTCAGCAGATCAAGCTAAAGCTGAAGCAGAAATGCAAAAACAACAAGCTCTTAAAGCTGCAGAAGTTGAATTTGAAAAAGCTAAATCTGCTTTTGATATACAAAAATTACAAGCTGAATCTCAAATAAAGCAACAAGAAATGCAAATCCAACATCAATACGATATGGAGTTGAAACGTATGGAGGTAGAAGCTATGCAAGAAAAAGAAAATAGAATAGAAGATCGTAAAGATAAAAGAACTCAAATGGAAGGCACACAACAAAGTGAAATGATTGATCAAAGAAACAATGATTTAATGCCTATGGATTTTGAAAAGAGAAACTCGGGTGTACAACCGGGTATTTAATTAATTTTATAATATTATATTATGTCAGAAAAACAAACAACTAAACCTGAGGTGACTCAAGAAGTCAAATCAGAAGGTGGAGATATGAAAATCAAATCTAAACCTAAACAATTTAAAACAACAAAAGACAAACCTTTTAAAGTTGATCTATCTAAAGTAGACACTTCATTAGAAGCTAATGCTAAAGTAGAAGAGCCAATAAAGGTTGATTTAACTAAAACAGAAGACGATGCCATTCCAATCGGAGAAACAAAAGAATTACCTTTGGATGAACGAACCGGAGATAGCAAAGGAGTGGACGGAGAAGTACGGGTCAGCGATACAAAGAAAGATGTGCAAGTACAAGAATCCGAATCGCCTATTGTCGAGGTTGAAGAAGAAGAAGTAAAAACATCTACAGAACCACAAAATCTAGAAATAGATGAGGTTTCAGGTCAAGAACTACCAGAAAATGTTGAAAAACTGGTTAATTTTATGGAAGAAACTGGTGGTACCTTAGAAGATTATGTAAGATTAAACCATGATTATTCTAGTGTAAATGAAGATGTTTTATTAAAAGAATACTATAAAAATACTAAACCACATTTAGATAACGAAGAAATAGATTTTGTTATAGAAGAAGAGTTTAGTTATGATACAGAAATTGACGAAGAGCGAGACGTCAAAAAAAAGAAACTCGCTAAAAAAGAAGCAGTTGCAGAAGCACGTAACCATTTAGAAAGCTTAAAACAAAAGTATTACGACGAAATCAAGTTGAGGCCCGGCGTAACACAAGAGCAGCAAAAGGCTATGGAATTCTTCAACCGCTATAATAATGAACAAGAAATAGCTACGCAAAGGCATAAAAAATTTCTTGACAACACTAAACAGATGTTCTCTGATGAATTCAAAGGTTTTGATTTCGAAGTTGGAGAAAAGAAGTATAGATACGGTGTCAAGGATCCCAGTGCAGTTGCCGAAAATCAATCTAATTTAAATAACTTCGTCGAGAGGTTCTTGGATAAAGAAGGTAATGTTAAAGATACGAAAGGTTATCATAAAGCTATGTATGCTGCTCAAAATATAGACAAAATAGTAAATCATTTTTACGAACAAGGTAAATCTGATGGTATAAAAAACGTTGTAGATAATTCAAAGAATATATCTAACGAAGCTCGTAAAACAAATACTGGCGATATTTATATTGGAGGTTTAAAAGTTCGTGCTATAGACGGAGTAGATAGTTCAAAATTGACAATTAAAAAAAGTAAATTTAACAATTAAAACTATTTAAAATGGGTGTATTAAGTCCTCAGTTTGGAAGTTTGATACCTACTGCTCAGCCAGTTACTTTAAGTTCTAACTACTTAAATTTTAACAGCGGCGGTGGTAATGACTTCGCACAACAATATCTACCTGAAATATATGAAGCCGAGGTAGAACGTTATGGAAACAGAACGGTTGGAGGCTTCTTAAGAATGGTCGGTGCAGAGATGCCAATTGATGTCAGATCAAGTTGTTTGGTCAGAACAAAACAGATTACATATATCATATGATAACTGTACAGTTCAAGCGACAGGTGGTGCTNANACTGGTCATAGAATTACTATTGCAAATCAAAACGGTACTACTGTACAAAACGTGATTGCTATAAACGATACTATCGTAGTTATGGATCCTGCTGATCCTGCGTTTACTGTAAAAGCTATTGTATATGCTAGTGCTGCTACTACTGTAGATGCACAACCTTACACTAGAGCTGCGGTTAATGATATTAACGTTGCAAGAACTGGATGTAAAGTATTTGTTTACGGTTCTGAATTTGCAAAAGGTGTAAGTGGTACAGGAGATGGAACAGTATCTATTCCTGCTATCGAACCACAATTATCTACTTTTAGTAACAAACCAATTATAATTAGAAATAGATACGCAGTATCTGGTTCTGATACAGCTCAAATCGGCTGGGTTGAAGTTGCTGGAGAAGATGGTACTAGTGGTTATCTTTGGTATTTAAAAGCTGAAGGTGAAACTAGAATGAGATTTGAAGATTATCTAGAAATGGCAATGATTGAAGGTGAACTTGCTTCAACTAATGCAATCGCTGCTAGCTTTAATGCGGTTGGTTTAACACAGTTCGTTAACCAAGCAACTGCAGGTACAATTGGTACTGAAGGTTTATTTGCTGCTATCAANAATGGTGGTAATGTACTTTCTGGTTACTCTGGATCTCTTCAGGATTTCGATTCTGTATTACAGTTATTAGACAGTCAAGGAGCTATTGAAGAAAATATGCTTTTCTTAGACAGAAAAACTGAACTATTATTTGATAATATGTTAGCACAACAAAATTCTTACGGAGCTGGCGGTACATCTTATGGTGTATTCGAAAACTCTGAAGACATGGCGTTGAACTTAGGTTTCTCTGGATTTAGAAGAGGTTCATATGACTTCTATAAAACTTCTTGGAAATATCTAAATGATGCTTCGTTAAGAGGTGGTTCTACTAACTTTGTTAACGGTGACAATATTGATGGTGTATTAGTACCAGCTGGTACTTCTACAGTATACGATCAGTTACTTGGAACAAACATTCGTAGACCTTTCTTACATGTAAGATATAGAGCTTCTCAAGCAGATGATAGAAGAATGAAGTCTTGGCTAACAGGTTCTGTTGGTGGAGCAAATACTTCTGCTCTTGATGCTATGGAGGTTAACTTCTTATCAGAAAGATGTCTATGTACTCAAGCTAGAAATAACTTCGTATTATTTACAGCTTAATTATTTTTATAAGGTTAGGGCGCTTCGGCGCCCAATACCTTTAACTATTAAATTATATTATATTATGTCAAAAGAAGATAAAAAAGTCTCAACAAAAAATAGTTGGGAAATAAAAGATAGAACGTATATAATTAGAGGAGATAAAAATCCTTTAACATATACAATAAAATCAAGACACACAGAGAAATATCCTCTATTGTATTTTGATACACAAACAAATACTCAAAGAGCGTTAAGATATGCAACAAATCAATCTTCACCTTTTGTAGATGAACAAAAAGGAGAAGTTACTTTAAAACATATCGTTTTTAGAGATGGAGCTTTAACAGTTCCTAAGCAAGAACAAGCTTTACAAAAATTACTTTCTTTATACCACCCGGATTTAAACAAAAGATATAGAGAGTTAAAACCGGTTCAAGTGGCAGAAGATGAAACAAGTATTATTGAATGGGAAATAAATGCATTGCTTATGGCTAGAGAAATGGAAATTGATCAAGCAGAAGGAATCATGAGAACAGAAATAGGATCAACAGTAGATGAATTAAGTTCTAAAGAACTTAAAAGAGATTTACTTAAATTTGCTAAAGAAAAACCACAACTTTTTGTGGAACTAGCAAAGGATGATAATGTACAACTTAGAAACTTCGGTATTAAAGCTACAGAAGCAGGTCTTTTACATTTAGCACAAGACCAAAGAAGCTTTAAATCTGGAGCTACTAAGAAAAAATTATTCAGTGTTCCATTTGATGAAAATCCATATTCAGCATTAGCTGCTTGGTTTAAGACAGATGAAGGAGTAGAAATGTATAAAGCTATTTCTAAAAAACTTAAGTAAATTAAATAAAGGCGGGTTCGCCCGCCTTTTATTATAAAAAAAATATAATGGCAATAAACGTAGATACTGTATATAAAACTGTATTGTTGATACTTAATCAACAGCAGAGAGGATATATGACACCTGATGAATTCAACAAAGTAGCAACACAGGTTCAGCTAAATATATTCGAAAAATATGAAGATGATTTAAATCAACAGTATCGGTTGCCACAAAATGATACGGAATATGCTAACCGTATAAAAAATATTGAAGAAAATTTACAATTTTTTCAAAAATATGTAAACAATGCATCTAATGCGGGTGCTATAACAGGAACTAATCCTTTTACTATAGATTTAACTGTAATAACAGATTTATATAGATTAGGTTCTGTAATGTATAAAGGTGAGAAACTTACTCAATACGCACAAAGAAACGAGATAACACAATTATTACTTTCCCCGTTAACTCAACCAACAACTGATTTTCCTATATATTTATATGAGCAAGGTAAACTATATGTTTATCCTACTAGTATTATAACACCTGGTGATATAAGTATATCTTATTTAAAGAAACCAGCAGATATAATATGGGCTTATGGTGTAGGTTCTTTAGGACAATATGAATATAACTCAGGTCATTCAACTGATTTTGAATTAAATGTATCAGAACAAACAAATGTTATAACAAGAATATTAGCGTATGCAGGATTGATAATAAATGATCCTTCCATTGTACAGGCAGCGCAACAAGAAACACAATTAGAAGAACAAAACTCAAAACAATAAGATATGCCTAGACCAGATGGAGGATTAATCCGAGAAACTAACTTACAATATTACGCGGGCGCGCAGATCATATATACTGATGCGGCGTTAAATACGTCTAAAGCATATACTTTTACATTTAATACTAAACTATCTTTGGGTAGCAGTTCTAGTTGGAGTCCTAATGACTCAGATTTTCCATTAAATAACTTTAGAATATACACAAGTCCAACAGGATTAAATAATTGGACAGAATATACTACAACTTATACTTTAACTTTTACTCAAGACGGAGCTCAAACAAATAGTATTATAACTTTAGGTTTAGCACAAGCTGTAGGAACATATGTTAAAGTACAGTTAAAAGAAGATGCAGTAGAAAATAATTATGGAAGTTATGAATATATATCTATAAAAGATATAGTTAATAATTTTATAGTTGGATACGTGGGACAAGATAAATTAATACCTAGAGTTAATAGAACTGATGTAATATTTCATGCAAAAAGAGGTTTACAAGAGTTTAGTTATGACACATTGAAGAGTGTTAAATCTCAGGAATTAACAGTCCCAGCTAGTCTTTCTGTGGTAATACCGCAAGATTATGTTAATTATGNTAAATTATCTTGGGTTGATGGATCAGGNGTTAAACANACTATTTATCCTACTCAANTAACNAGTAGNCCATGGGAATCTCCTATACAAGATAAAGATGGTAATATAATGCAAGATAACTTTGGAGATAATGTGGACGGAACATCTGTTACTAATTCAAGATGGCAAGCGTTTAACACTAATAACATAACTGGTTTGTATCCTATGGATGCAGGTAATCCATTACTTTATGATTGGTGGGGAGAACCTGCTTATGGATATGGGGATTTTTATGGTCAAAGATATGGAGGAGATCCAGTTAATATGCAAATGAATGGTTGGTTTAATGTAGATGAAAAAAGAGGAACATTTAATTTTTCTAGTGATTTATCTAATAAGTTAATTATGTTAGAATATATATCTGATGGACTTGCTTATGATGAAGATACTAAAGTTCCTAAACTAGCTGAAGAAGCTATGTATCAGCATTTGCTTTATAGTATAATGTCTACTAGAAGAGATACGGTTCAAATAGCTCCACAATATAAAAGACAAAGATACGCTGCGTTAAGAAATGCTAAAATAAGATTATCTAATATTAAATTAGATGAAATAGTACAAGTTATGCGTAATAAATCTAAATGGATTAAACATTAATTAAATGCCAGAAATTAAGAACAACTTCCTCAAAGGAAGAATGAATCAAGATCTTGACTCTCGTATTCTACCTAATGGTGAATACAGGGAAGCTATCAACTTATTGATTAGTAGATCAGAAGGTGCTACTGTAGGGGAGTTTGAAAATATTTTAGGTAACACTAGTGTAGGTACTGTGTCAAGTGCTAAAAACTTATTTGTTATTGGTAATTTTGTAGATGAAACTAATAATAATATATATATATTTGCAACTGATTTTTCTAATACGAATCCATTTAGCAAAGCAGAAAGTACAGCTACATGTCAAATTTTAGAATTTGATTTAGATAATCCAGGAAATCCCACTATATTAGTTGATGGATATTTTTTAAATTTTAATAAAAAATTCCCTATATATGGGGTTAATTTATTAGAAGAGTTATTGTTTTGGACTGATAATTTAAATCAACCTAGAAGAATAAATATTACTACAGCAAGGAATAATGCTTCAGCATATACTGAAGAAATACAAATTTCTGTTGCTAAATATTATCCCCATAATCCGTTAATTCCTTTATCTAGACAAACAGCTACAACAACCGCGGGTTGTACGTCTNCACTAATTGTATTAAGCTCAGGTAATACCAATATTAAAGTAGGAGATATTGTAACAGATAATGATAAAACAGATTTTGCAAATCTAGTAATAGGTAATAGTACACCACCTGTTAAAGTTACTCAAATATTAGATCAAGCAGCTACTAAATTTGAGGTTTCTCCAGCTATATCTAGTGGTGCTCCTGCAAGTGGAGTTAAATTAGATTTTAGTAGAACTTCTATGGAAAACCATTCAGAACAATATAAATCTAATTGGTCTAGTCAAACTATAGGAACTATAATGACAGCTGGTAGTGGTGGAACAAGTAGTGATAGAACCGGTACAAAAACTACTATACGTATTGATGCAGATGCAGTATTAGGAGGTGTGCCAAGAGTAGGAGATATAATTACTAATGTTACAAGTCCTAATAATATACCTAACGCAAGTAATCCTACAACTAATTGTAATTTTAATGTTAGAGTAGAATCAGTTGATGTTGATNAAGTAAGCATTACTAATTCTGGAAGATGGACTATTCACTGTGATGTTGATGCTACGTTTGATGGCGCTTTAACTGGATTTAGTACAAGTGATGTTATTAGAATAGGAAATAATCCTTTATATGAAAGTAATTTTTCAGGAGATACTAAGTTTTTAGATGATAAATTTGTACGATTTAGTTATAGATTTAAATTTAATGATAACGAATACTCTTTAATGGCTCCATTTAGTCAAATCATGTTTGTTCCTAAACAATATGGAGAATTTGGTTTAGGTCAAATAGATACGCAAGTTGATAATATAAATAATTATTATCAAGATGAAGTGGATGCTTATACAAGTACAATATTACAATGGTTTGAAAATGATGTAGATACTATAGAACTAAAAATACCTTTACCAGATACTTTAGTTAATACTTCTTCTCTATATAATATTAAGAAAATAGATATTCTATATAAAGAATCAGATGCTGCAGCTGTAAAAGTGTTAGATACTATTGTTGTAAGTGATTTAGTAGCAAACAACACCTCAACTATAAACTATAATGATGATATACATGGTTTAATTGATCAATTATTTTATAACTATACTTATGAATCTAATAAACCTTATAAAACTTTACCAGAAAATCAAACAACTAGAGTATATGATAAAGTTCCTGTAAAATCTTTAGCACAAGAAATAATAAGTAATAGAATAGTTTATGGTAATTTTACTGAACGTATGACTCCTCCGTCTAGTATAAATTATCAAGCGTCATATACACCAAGAGATATGCAAGCGTCTGATTATGCTATTGAATATCCTTATCATACTGTAAAACAAAATAGAACTTATCAAGTAGGATTTGTATTAGCTGATAAATATGGAAGACAATCAGATGTTATATTATCTTCTAATGATGCTAAGAGTGATACTAAAGGTTCAAGTGTTTATATTCCTTATAGAGACAGTGGAGATGCTTCTAGTTCTCCAGTAATAGATTGGTTAGGAACAAATTTAACCCTTAATATTGAAGAAGCAATTGGCACAGCTATAGATAATAACGCTGGTCAACCAGGTGTATATAAAGAAGATGGACATGTAGCTAGTATCATTACTATAACTGATGGAGATTCTGATTATGTCGCTAATACAACTTACACTACTAATGGTGGTAGTGGATCAGGTTGTACAGTAAGAGTAACTAGTGTGGGTGGCGGTGGCGCTATTACAAGCCTAGCAGTTGTATCAAGTGGATCTGGATATACACAAGGTGATGAATTAACTATAAATGGAGGAGGTAGCTCTGGTACATTTACAGTTAATATTGGAGAAGCAAATCCTTTAGGATGGTATTCTTATAAAGTAGTTGTTAAACAACAAGAACAAGAATATTATAATGTATTTTTTCCAGGATTTATAAATGGTTTACCAATAAATGATAAAATATGGAACAAAGTTCCTAGAAATGCTAGTGCAGGTACTTCACCAGGAACTACAGATGTAGATCCAAAAAGAGGTAAAATATTTTTCTCTTCTTTATTAGCAGACAATATTAATAAAATACCTAGAAATTTAAAAGAAGTAGGACCTACAGATTTAGAATTTAATAGTGATGAAATATTATATATTAGAGTTAACAATCCTAATGTTACTAGTACTTTAGAAGTAAGAAATTTACAATATTATCCTGGTCAAATTATACAAAACGTATTAAATATAGCTACGGCAAGAGAAACTGAATTAGCACCTATACCTTTTGTTCCTTTTAGTATATCTCCTGATCCTAGCGTAATGACACCTATTGAAGTAGGAGATAAAGTTTGGGCTTATAACCAAACTTACCCAGCTGGAAATAAAGGAGATTATGGTTCTACTCTTAGATATATACCACAAGGATCTGATTCTGCAAAAGGTGTAACAGTTACTGTTCCAACTGGCTCTATTCCTTGGGGAGATGTAGCAGATAAAGAATCATTTTTCCAAGCAGATCAAAATCCTTTTATAATTAAAATAGGACAAGTATCTAACTATGATAATGCAGTAGGAGCAATTGTTTGTGGAGGACCTTTATTTACAGCTGTTCCTCATGATAGTAATTATGCTAGTGGAGTAAGAACTATGGAACCTACATTATCGATTGCTGAAACTAAACCTGTTTTTTCTAAACTAGCTATATTCTGGGAAACAGGTTCATCAGGAAAATTAGAAGAATTAAATGCAGCTATTAATACAAATGATAATGGAGCAGTACAAGTAGATGCTTCATCTGGTACTTTTCCAGAAAGCACAGGAAGTCCAGCAAATGTTGGTCCACAATTTCAATTTATAGATGGATCAGGAGCTTTAATAACTAATGTAAGTGGAACTCCAACTGTAACTAAAGTTTATAGACAAAATGATATAGCAAAAACTCAAATTAATCCAGGATTTTTTACTGTATCTACTGTTATAGCTAATACAAAATTCCAACTTACAACAGCAAAGAAATTTTGGTATAGTGTGAATTCTAATAATGATCCATCGAGTGATGTTTATATATTTGATTTAGAAGTAACATCAGGACCTTCAGCAGAATATACAAGAAGTATCCCAGCTGCTATTACTTTAACATTAACAAACACAGCTCCAATCATATATTATGATTCTGGTTATAGTACTAACATAACAGGTACCACTAAAGCAATTGCTAATCCAACAGTAGACGCAACTAATATAGTTCAATTATATGGATTAAATGGTAGTTCTGATACGACAGGTACTCCTGCTAATAGAACAAGGGAATTAGTATGGGCAATAACAGCGATTGTTCCAGGTAAATTAGGTTCTATTAAGTGTATTTTAGTATTGATTCTACTGGTTTAGTCACTAGTAATACTACTATGACTAATGAAGGTTTATATGGATTAACTTTAACATTAACTGATGTTAATAATACTGGATCTAATAAAGAAACAGTTACATGTAATATAACTTGGACAGCTGGAACTCAATATGCTCCTAAGATAATAGGTAAAGGAAATACTTTAGCTGGAAATCCAGGATATATGACAGGAGTGGGTGCTAGAGGAGAGTATAGATTTACAAATGATTCATATGCTATAGGTACAGTAAGTGCTGATGGTTATCCTTTAGGTTGGTCTCCAGCTTCATTTGTATATAATTCACAAACTGAATATAATGCAGATTTTGGTACAAGTTGTAGAGCAGATATGTTCCAAGGAACTATAACTATTAAACCTAAAATGTTTAATACAAGTACTGTAGCAGGAGATGCAACTATTTTATTTACTATTCAATATAGAAGTAGTAGTTCAAGTAGCTGGGTTAATATAAATACGGTAGCAGGTAGTACTAATACATGGACTTCTTCTACATCCTATGCAACATTTACACATTCTACTACTAATGCTGGAACTTCTACCTTGACTTATAAATTTGATCAAATAGGAGAATATAGAGTAGTAACTAATTCTTTAGGTGGTGCTGGTGGTGGTGTTGCTACCTTTACTGTAGACTACGAAGATGGTGCATATAACCTAACAACTAGTGGTCCTTGTACGCCATAGTAATTAATGATAAAAACAAGTAATATATAAGATATGGGTGTAACAATAGATGTTAACTATTTCAATTCCTTTTACTTAAAAAGAGTTTATGCAAGTGATGGAACTGGAGCTAATGATCAAATGCCTTATGCTAGTAATCAAGGCACACGAGCTACTAGTTGGGGTACTCCTATTGTTAAAAATGAAACTTATGACTGGTATATAGAAGAATCTAGAATAAGAGGTGGATATAATAATACTAGTGTAGATTTTGGGGTTAAAGCTTATATAGTAGAAGAAAACGATAGTCAAGTAGTTAGAGGTAATTCATTAATATATTCTGGNATTTTTAACTCAAGAACTGGAGTTAATCAAACTAATCAGTTTTAGTGTAGCAGAAGAAATTACTAGAACAGTAGATCCTAAAGGTGGAACTATTCAAAAGTTATTTGCCGAAGATACTAACTTAACTGTATTCCAAGAGCGAAAAGTTAATGTAGCTTTAATAGATAAAGATGCTATTTACACAGCGGAAGGAGTAGGATTAACAAGTACTGGTAANCAAGTTATAGGACAAATAACTCCTGTGCTTGGAAACTGGGGTATTGGAACAAATCCAGAATCATTTGCTACTTATGGATATACAAAATATTTTGTTGACAAAGATAGAAATGCAGTATTAAAATTACAAGGAAGTCAAATACAAGAAATATCTAATGCAGGTATGATGGATTTCTTTAGAGATCAATTATCTTTAATAGGAAGTAATGGATCTATATTAGGTGGTTATGATGTATATAATCAAAACTATGTAATTTCTCTTCAACCTGATGGAAGATTCCCAGGAAATGCAGCATCAACTTATAAGACATTAACTTTTGATGAAAGAAATCAAGGTTGGACTAGTTTCTTTACTTATCAACCTGATGATATGTTTAGTTGTAAAGGAGATTTCTATTCCTTTAAAGCAAATAGTTCACTTACACCTAAGTCTGGTTTATACAAACATTATTCTAATACAGATAGAAATAATTTTTATGGAACTAAAACACAATCATCTATTCAATTTGTATTTAATCCAGCACCTAATAATATAAAAACATTTAAAACCATTAACTATGAAGGTAGTAATGGTTAGGGAAGTAACAGCTACTAATATCAGACAGCACAGGACAAGATGCTAGTATAACTCCAGCAGGAAATTGGTTAAGTAATTACGATCAAGTAACAGGAGATGTAAGAACTGCAGATGGTAGTGCAAGTGGTACAGACTATGCAAGAATATATAGTTATGATGAAGGAGCTTATACAGAAAATAATATCCAGTATAGAGCTGGGTTTGATAGAAAACAAAATAAATACTGGGCAGTAATACCAAACAATACTACAAATCCAATTGATGGATCTGTTATTTGGGGTAATCAAACAACAGGTATTAAAGGGTATTTTACTACAGTAACAATGAAAACAGATACAACAACTAATAACGGCGGACTCAAATCTTTATTTGCAGTAAGCAGTGAATTTATAACAAAATAAAATTATGCCAGGAATAGAACCAGTATCAGCAGCAATAGGTATCGGCGGAAGTATTCTCGGAGGAATACTAGGCGGAGCAGCTGCTAAACGAGCTAAACGAAAAGCAAGAAAACAAGTTAAAGCATTTCAAAGAAAACTTGATTTTTTAGAAAATAATAGACAAGAGATTATTAATCCTTATGAAGGATATACAGATTTATCTGGTATGTCTATTGATAGATCTTCAGAGATGTCTAATGCTTATGCTAATCTATCTGTTGCAACTCAAGCTGCTGAGATGAAGATAGAAGAAGCTGATATAAGTTTAGCTAATACATTAGATACTTTAATGGCTACAGGTTCTGGGGCTGGTGGTGCTACAGCTTTAGCAAGAGCTGCAGCCGCTAGTAAAAGAGAAGTTGCCGCATCTATTGAATCACAAGAAGCACAAAATGAAAAACTTAGAGCTCAAGGTGAGGCGAATTTAGAACAAAGAATAATGGCTGAGAAACAAAGAGTTGAAGGTATACAAATATCTGAAGGACAAAGAATGCAAGTAGCAGAAGCACAAGGTAAATCATTTGTATATTCACAAAAAGAAAACAGAGAACAAATGAAAATTGATAGAACAGCCGCTGAATTAGATAACGCTAGAGCAATGTTAGCAGGAGCACAACAAGCTCAATCCTCAGCTTTCACAGGCATGATAGGAGGTATTACCACAAGTCTAGCTAGTGCTTACGAAGTATAAAAAAATAATAAAATGTCATATAGAAGTCCAAGATTTATTCCACAAGATACAGGCCAAGCATGGTCCACAATAACCAAAGCAGGTGTTGATGCAGCTACTACCATAGCTAAAAAGAAGGCGGATCACGCAGAATCAGAAAGATTACGTGGAGAAGAATTAGCTAAAGCAAGTAATTTAGAGCAACAAAGTTTTATAGATAGTCAAGTAAAACATGGTCAATCTTATGGAGATCATAAAGGTGCTGTTGATACTTTTTTTGATGGGTGGAGTCAAAAAATAGGAGAATTAAAAATGGCTACCATGGGTACAGAACCACAATGTGGTAAAGAAGGTGGATTTGAATTTATGGGTAAAACACTAACATGTGATGAAGCTAAAAATAAGTTAGCTGTTATGAAAAATGCTCCAGACGATATGAAAACTTTTATAGAAGATATGAGTTCGCAATTAGATTGGAAAAGTATTAAAAACTTTGATGCTGGTCAAAATCCTGATATGTTATTAGCAGCACAGATTTTTGAAGGTAAAGGAGAATTTGCAGATCGTAACAATTATAATTATGAAATAGTAGAGGGTGTTGATGGAGGTTATGATATGGTTTTTTATTCTGGTGGAAAAGAAGTTACTAGATTAAATAATGAAGGTTTAGGAAGTGTTCAAGGAGATTTATGGGAAACTACAGCTAGTCAATCTCAAATATCTAATGGAGTAGTTCAGTATGGTAATCTTATTACAAACGCAGAATTTTCTGAAAATGGAGAATATGTACAAGGTAGTGGAGATTTAGATTTAAGTAAGTTTATACCTCAACAAGATATGATAATAGATTCTGAGACAGGCGAAGAAATACCAGATCCTGAGCAAAATCTAGCAGAAGAGTATAAAGATTTTTATGAAAAAACTACCTATCTAGTAGATAAAGGACCACCACCTAAATATGAAGAAGGATGGGTTTTAAAAACTACTGCAGGAGCTCTTTTAAATAATAGTCAATTTAATCTTGGAGTTGAACAAGAGCTATCAGCATTTTTAGGTAATGATGAAACTAATCAACCAGCAAATCACGGCCAAATGAAAACTTATTGGAATAAAGTTTTAAGAATGAAAAGTAATTATTCTGCTGATGCTTATGATGAAAGTATAGCTAAAGCAGTATGGGGAGAAGGTGATCATAGTGATAAATGGGATGCAGCATTTGGTTATTGGGATAAAGATAAAGAATTAGGTCCAGATGAAGAAAAACTTTTTGCAGAAATATTTAGAAGAAATAATGCAGAACTAGCAAGTCAGTTTTTAAATAATATGCCAGTACAACAACGTTTACTAAATCAAGGTCAGGCTGATAAGTATACTGGTTATTTAGAAGTTACTGGAGCCGATGTAACTGATACAATGGCTAGAATGAAGGAATCACAGAAAGGTGAAGCTGATCCGTTTTAATTATAAAAGAAAAGAATGGCTAATACAAACTTGAATCAAGTACTTTTCGATAGCGATTTATGGAAAAACATGGATCGTAAATCAGAGGTCTGAATTAGATTGGTTTTGGGAAAGCAATGCTACTACAGAAGCTAAAAAACAATATCTAATTAGTCAAAATCTTATGGAGGCTGAAGAAGTAGAAACAGATGTAGCTGTTGAAAGAAGCAGAAACAGATGTAGCAGAAACAGATGCAGCAGAAGTAGATTTAGTAAATTTTTTGAATGGAGATAGAAACATATTCTAGAAAACTACACAATGTTTTAAGAAAAAAAGGAATGCTTAGTAAAGAATGGGATTATCATAAATGGATTTCTAAAGCTCAAAATGACTTAAAATATAGATTTAAACTTCATAATTTATTAAATCACAGAGGATTACTAAGTAAACAATGGAATTTTAATACATGGAATGAAAGATTGTTTGGGGACGAGTTAAATCAAGATGAATTTATTGGACCAAGTCCAACTCCAGAAGAAGAGCAACCTCTTGCTCCCACCCCTAGTGGATATATAGAAGTAGAAGGAATGCCAGTAGATGTCCAAAGAGAATTAAGAAATAATAAAAGTATTAGAGGAGCAAATGAATTTGAAAATAAAATTAAAGCTCAACAAGCTGCTATAGAAAATTTATTAAGAGGAGGTTCAGATGCAATTCCTGTAAACGAAGATGGTAGTACTAATTTTTGAAGCTCTGCAAGAAAAAATAGATGAACTTGAGTCTTATTTTCCTAAAATGCTAGATGCTAAAAACTTTGATTATAGTCAAGAAGAATTAGATTACGCTTATGAAGAAATTAATAAAAGAATACAAGCTTTAACAGGAAAAGAATTAACTCCAGATCAAATAGAAATTCAAGAAAAAATGCTGGAGATACAAAATAAATTATCTGGAAAAGAAACAACTGCTACAGGTATAACATCTCCTACTTTATTAGGCGCAAGTGCTGATGAAACATCTCATATAATGGGAGGAATTAATATGGACGCAATAGCTGAACAAAGTGAAGCAGAACAACAAGTTGTACAACAAGTTTTTTCAGAACTATTAGCCGAAAGAGCAGAAAAATTAAAATTAAGAAATGAAGGTAAATTAGATTTATCTTCAGAAGAATTATTTAGAATTGGCGCAATTAATCCTGAAGTACAAGACTATGTTAATAGTAAAATGCCTGATACCACTCAGTTTATGGTTGCGGATGAACTTGTTAGTACTATTAATCCTGCAACAAATGAATTATATACTCAAGAAGAGGCAGATGAAGAAGAAAATAGATTATTACAGGAGTCGTTTAGTAACACTATAAATAAAAGCTACAGAAGAAGATCCTAGATATAAATTTGCTCAACAACAAGTTTATAATCAAATTTTTAAAGATTCGATAGAAAAAACAAATGAATTAAGAGATAAGTATGTGGATTTTGAAGGTAATATATCTAAAATAGATCAAGGATTAATGGAGGAAGAATTTAGAAAGTGGTTTGGTGAGCAATATCAAGAGAAAATGTTAGCAAACAATAGTATAAAAGATTTATATCAAGACTATGCTGTAGCTGCAAGAGATAGTTTTGGTAAAATACAACATGATTTTGATAAAGCAACTTATGATTCTTGGTTAGATGACAATGTATTGAGAGAAGTAGATGAGGTGAGAGCTGGGAAAGGTGATGTTTTAGATACTGTAATTCAAAAAGCTGTAGATATATTTGGTTATTTACCTAGAAAACTTGGGTCTAAATTAGGGATAACAAGTGATAAACCAATAGATTTTCAGCATTGGAGAGAAGCTACTGTAGGTTTAGGACCTAGTATGAAAGCGATGGGTAATAAGTTTGAAATTGCTTTACAAGAAGGATTAGAATTAGAAAATAGATATGAAATATATAATTCTATTAAAGATTCTATGAATGATGGTAGTAATATATCTATATTAGAAGGTATGTTAGAAGAAGGTTTTAATCCTAGTGATAAAGTTGTATTTGATAAAGAACAAAATAAATATGTAATAGATAATATCAACGGAGTATCTATACAAGATAGAATAGCTAATAGTTTAAACGAAGATATGAGTTTAGGCGAAGCTACAGCTGTTAATAAAGAAATAGCAGATTATAGAAAATTTTGGGGCAAACCCTTCGGTGGATGGTGGGATGATGATGATTCTTTAAAAGATTTTTATGATAAAAGAAAAGAAAGATACGATAACACTGTAGCCCATATGACTCAAGACCTTGATGAATTAGCAGACGCAGAAAAATGGAGTTCTTTAATAGATCAAGAAGAGTTAGAAGAAAGCGTAGTAGCACAAGTAATATCTCAAGCTCCTCACATGGTACCAAATATAGTAGGTGGAATGATGGTAGCAGCAGGTGCTGTAACAGGAGGTGGTACTGCACCTGTTGGTTTAGCATTAATAGCTGCGGGTAGTGGATACATGGGAGCTCAAGTTTATGGAGATGTATTTATGGAAGGTACGCGGAGACAAATGGAAGAAGAATATGGAGCAGGAGGATTTACTACTGAAGAATATATAGAAGCTTTACAACAAGAGAAATATGGAGATCAGTTAATGCCTATATTAGCTGGTGCTGGTACTATGATGAGTGAAGCTGCTGCTAACTATTTAGGACCTAAATTAGCTGGTTTAGCTGGGGCTGAACTACTTAAATCAACAGTAGGGAGAACTTTAATGAGTATAGGTTTTAGTAAATACATGGCGAGTATTCCTGCTGGTCTTCTAACAATGCCTATTGATGGAGCTGTTGAAGCTTTAACTGAAGGTTTTCAAGGATATATGGCTCAAGTTGCAGAAAATATAATGAATTTAGGTGATGCTGGTGATATGGCTGGTCAGTCTTTAAGCAGTGCATTCACTAATAATATAGATTGGGATACAATTAAAAAAGAAGCTAGATTAGGTTGGAGAATAGGTATGTTTACTGGTGGTGTTGGTGTTTCTGTTGGTGGTGCGAGCTTTGATACAAACGCATCAATTAGTACTCAATACAATAGAAGAGCTAGAATTATTGCTACAGACTATGACATGTCTGATCCTACTAGTGATAGTTATAAAACAGCTGAAGACGCTTTTAGAATGATGGAGGAAGAAGTTAGTACTAATAATTTATTAACAAAAGACGAAAAACGTAGTGTTATAAAAAATATATCAGCTGTAAGAGAAGCTTCTATGAAAACACCTAAAACAGTTACAGGTACAAATAAAGGTGATTTAATAAGTCTTATTAAAAGAAAAAAGAATTAGAAGAAGAGATTAAAAGAGTAAATGATAAAGAAATAAGTGAAGCTAGTGGAACTATAGAAGAACTTAATGATGTTAATAATAATATAAAAAATATTATTGAAACTGCGCGAGATACTCCTTCTGAATGGTTAACTCAAAATGTAGTTAAAAATTCTATAATAGATATAGAAGCATTATTTGATAACTTTAAAAGACCTCCAAAACCACCACCAAGTGGTAGAAAAAATAGAAATAACAGATACAGTTGAAGTTGAAGAAACAGGTCCAACTTTACAAGATATTATTTTAAAAGGATATGAAGTTCCTGGTTATGATGTTCAAACAGTTAGAAATGCAGCGGATAATTTAGAAGCTATTGATAATAGAATAAATATAAATGAAATAAGAGCTGATCAAATGTTTGAAGAGTTTAGAAATGAACAAGTAGAACAGAATCAAGTAGATCGTAGTGTATTTGATGAAAATAGAGATCAAGCAAGAGAAGCTTTTGAAACTTTACAAGAAACCTCTATAGTATTAGAAAATCAATTACAAGATACACGTGTAAGAGAAATAGCAGATAGTGATCCTCCACCTCCTCCTCCAATTGGACTTAGAGAAGCAGTGGAAGGTGAGGCGAAAGCAACTAGACAAAAAGAAATGACGATGAAAGGCGCGCGTACTTTAAGTGATTTAGCTGAGAAATATCAAATAGCTCCTACAAGTGTAAATAATTTAGAACTTTTAAAACAATATAGAAAAGTAGGTAAAGAAGCTTTAAAGAGATGGGCCGCGGAAAGAGGAATAACAATTAATCTTGGTGATCCTCAAGTTAACACAGAAGTTGATAGTTTATTAAACAAAGAGTTTCCTAGTTTTATAAAGAATTTTGATAGAAATAAAGCAGAGGCTTCTACTTATATGGCTAATATAGTTAAACGTGTTGGTCCAGAAATTGCAAAAGAAGGTGCTAGAAAAGGTAAGCAAGTTAGTCAAGATGTTTTAACGGAAAAAGGATACGATCCTATAGCAGAAGAGCAACAGGATTTTGATGAAGCAGCTAGAGAAGATACTCAAAGAGAAAAAGTATAGTTCATCTTCAACAGAACAAGTACAAGATTTAGATGTAGCTCGTACAATAGGTATTGTAAAAGATGAATTGCAGAAAGATATATTAATAGCTGCAAATCAAGGTAAAAACGTAGCTGATACTGTTAGTATTATAAGAGAGAATGCTAAAAAAACATTGGTTTAAAGAATTAAGAGAAGATATAGGTACATTTGCTACTGAAGCATATAAAGCCTTTGTAAATTCTATTGATGAATTATTTATTAAATCTATACCTGCAGCTGTAATAAAAAGAAGATTTGGTAAGTTATTTGGTATTAAAAAAATAAGTACTACGCCTACTAAACAGGTTGGTAAGTCGGGTAAAATGAGTTACTTTGATAAGCCAGTATATAGTATTCCTAAAATAACAAAAGAAGGAATACAAGAATTTAAAGATTATTTCTTAGATAATGAAAAAAGACAACAATCTATTTACACTGTATTAGTAAATGATTTTGCGTTAGAATCAATATCAGAGTTAATGACGGATAAAGATTTCATGCAGAAACTAGAAACAGCTTTAGCTGATAGTAATATTACAGCTGTAGAGTTTATGGAAAGTCTTGAAAATTTATTAGATCCTAGAATAAAAGAAGATACATCTTTAGATGTAGTAGATGATACAACTAGACAGAAAGCAAAAGAAGATGATACTAAGAAAGAAGCGAGCTCAACTCCTCCACCCCCACCTCCATCAAAGATTGACAAAGAAGCAATAGAGAAAAATGAAGCGCGTAAAAAACGATTAAAACAAATTAAGAAGATTGAAAAATCAGCTAAAGAAACAGTTAAAACTATAACTGGTTCAGAATTAGGAAATATTGCTATTCAAAAAAAAGGTAGAAGTTTAACTAAATTTAAACAATATAAAGATAAAACAAGGAAAAGCGGTTTCAGAAATGTAGAAGTAGCTAGAGCTTGGTCAGTTAGAGATTTAGATTCAAAAGTCCCTGGGAATAATGAAACTTTTGAACAAGCAAGAGATCGTACTATAAATAAATTTTTAGGAAAAAATCCTCAATGGAGAAAAGCTATAAGAGATGCTTCAACTCATGGAATTGATAGGTCTTTTTTTCAAACTACAGGAATGTTTGATAAAGCTATAGCTAAAGTAAAAAAAGCTATAAATCAAATTATTTCTTTTATAAAAAAACCATATATTAAACTAGGAACTTCAAGGTTAGTTGAAAGTTCTCTTGATGGTATATATACAAAAGCTTTTAAAGACAGACAAATTCAAGGTATAGATGATTTAATAGATTTATATAAAGATTTTGCTGAGTTTATACAAGACAATCCTAATGACGCTTGGGTTTTTGGAGAAATTGTTGCAGATTCAACAGATGCTTCAAATAGCATATTTAGACTCGCTGCTATTTATGGTTTCCATCCTGTATTGGAAAACGGAGAAATTAATCTAATTGATTCCATGGTAGCAGAACATACTGGACCAAATATGTCACAACAAAGACCATTGGCTGCTGCTATGATGGAGGGACCAGATGCTGTAGAAGCTCAAAGATCTATAGTTAAAAGCAACTTATATGCAAGGTGGTTTTTTAAAATTTGATGATGATTTAGTTAATAAAAACTATAAATATACTATGCCGGAAGTATATTATACTGATGTATTGCCAGCATTATTAAGAGGTGATTTAGATTATTTAGTTAAAAAATATCCTGGAATTGCTTCTTGGATAAGACCTGCAGTATCAGGAGTAAATCCAAATTTTTATAAATCTAACTTTAATGATTTAACAATTGCAGAAGTATTTGGAGTAGGAGTTAAAGGTGATTTAAGATGGTACCCAGATGTTGTAGCTGCTCAAAATAAAGCAATTATAAGAATATTATCTGGTGAAAATAAAACTCAAGTAATTAAAGAGTTTAAACAAGAACTAAAAACTGCTGAAAAAGTAGATATACAAGCTTTAGCAACTCAAGAATTTGCTCACCCTTTATTAGAAAGAAAATGTGGTTCTCCATGTAGAGTTCCTAGAACTGGTAAACAAATAAAAGAAACACTTACTAATTCTGGTAAAGTAAAAGCTGAAGCTCAAAAAATAACTAAAAAACCTAAAGGTTTAAGTGCTTTTGATTTAGATGATACATTAGCATTGACAAAAGAAAAGGTCCTATATACCATGCTAGATGGTACTAAAGGTGAATTAACAGCAGGTGAATTTGCAGTACAATATGAAGCATTGTTAGAACAAGGTGTTGAATTTGATTTTAGTAATTTTGAAAATGTAGATTTATCTACTCCTAAAGGTCCATTAGCTGGAGTTGCTTTAAAACGTCAAGCTAAATATGGAAGCAAAGATATATACGTAGTAACTGCTAGACCAGGAGCCGCTAAACAAGCTATAAAAACATTTTTAGATAGTATAGGTTTAAATATACCAATAGATAATATAATAACATTGGAAGACGGTAGTCCACAAGCTAAAGCAGATTGGGTTGTTAGTAAAGCACAAGAAGGATATAATGATTTTTATTTTGCAGATGATTCAGCTTTAAATGTAGATACTGTTAAACAAATATTAGATCAAATAGATGTTAAATCTAAAGTACAACAAGCTATTGCAGATAAAGCAACAAGATTAGATAAAGAATTTAATGATCAAATAGAAGGTGTAACTGGTAAAGAAACTTTTAAAGAATATTCTGATGTTAGAGGAAGATTAGAAGGTAAAAGAAAAGATAAAGGTTTATTTAAAAGATTTTTAAAACAATTTACTATAACTCCTTCAGCAGAAGATTTTATGGGATTAATGTATGATCTTATAGGAAAAGGAAAGCAAGGTAATAAACATATGAAATGGATTAAAGATAATTTAATAGATGTTTATAATAAAGCTGAACAAGAAATATTATCTGCGAAAGTAACTTTAGCCAATGATTTTGCAGCTCTTAAAGAATCTTTCCCTAGTTTAAGAAGCACAGTTAAAGGTAATCCTTTAATGCAAGAAATAGGTGTTGGACCATATACTAAATCTCAAGCTATTAGAGTATATTTATGGAACAAACAAGGTATGGAAATACCAGGTATGTCTAAAACAGATATAGGTAGATTAGTAAAAGCTGTTGAAAGTGATTTTGAATTAAAACAATTTGCAGACAGTCTTCAATTAATAAATAAACTTGAACAATATCCAGCTCCAGAAAAAAACTGGTTAGGTGGTGATATTACATTAGATGTATTAAGAGGATTAGACACGACTTATAGACAAGAATTAATGACTGAGTTTAATGAAAATGTAGATATTATATTTTCTGAAAAAAATAAAAATAAACTTAGAGCATTATATGGAAACAAATGGGTTGAAGCTTTAGAAGATTCTATAAGAAGAATGAAAGCGGGAAGTAATAGACCTGTTTACGTTGGTGGTGGAGCTAGGATAGTAAATGAAATGTTAGATTGGTTGAATGCTTCAGTTGGGGCTGTAATGTTCTTAAATGTTAAATCCGGTTTACTTCAGCTTATATCAAATGTAAACTTTATAAATTGGGGTGATAATAATATATATGCAGCAGCAAAAGCTTTTGCGAGTAAAGATTATTGGCCTACTGTTTTAAAATTAATGAACTCTGATTACTTAGTCAATAGACGTGATGGATTAAAGATTAATGTTAATGAAGCTGAACTTGCAGATGCTGGGAGAAAAGGTGGAATTAAAGGTGCTATAAATTATCTATTAGATAAGGGATTTGTTATAACAAGAATCATGGATAGTTTAGCAATCGCTACAGGTGGTGCTACTTTTTATATAAATAGAGTTAAATCTTTATTAAATAGAGTTAATCCTGAAACTGGTAAAACTTATACTAAAACAGAGGCTGAAGCTAAAGCATTTGATGATTTCTATGCTATATCAGAAGAAAGCCAACAGTCAAGTAATCCAGCTAAAATATCTCAGCAACAGGCTAGTATGGCTGGTCGTGTTATACTTGCGTTCCAGAATGTAACAATGCAGTATACTAGAATGACTAAGAAAGCAATTAGAGATTTATATAATAGAAGAAAAACACCTGGAATGACTCAACGTGAAAGTGACTTGAGTAATATTTCTAAAATAGTTTACTATACAACAGTTCAGAATCTTGTGTTTAACGCGATGCAGCAAGCTCTTTTTGCATTAGCATTTGATGATGAAGCAGATGAAGAAGAAAAGAAAAAAGCCGCAGATATATTAAATGGAATGACAGATTCGTTATTATTTGGACTAGGATTTGGTGGTGCTATAGTTTCTACAGTTAAAAACGTATTGTTAAAAGTACTAGAAGAGAAAGAAAAGAAATCCTCAGATTATGAAGAAGCAGTGTGGGAAATATTTAATATATCTCCAGTTTTAGATTCAAAAGTACGTAAATTAAGAACAACTGCTAAAACGTTTTCATGGAATATGAAAGAAATAAAAAGAAGAGGTTGGAGTTTAGATAATCCTGCTTATTTAGCAATATCTCAACTTATTTCTGCAGTAACTAATGTTCCAATAGATAGGGTAATGAGAAAAATGATGAACATGAGACAAGCTATGGATGAGGAAACAAAAACATGGCAAAGAATAGCGTTAGTGTTGGGTTATAGTGGTTGGAGTTTAGATCTTCCTTATTGGGGATTAGAAAGCACAATAAAAAGAGAAGCAGAACAAATAGAAAAAGTAAAAACACAATATAAGATCGACGCTAAAAAATTAAAGTCCCAAGGATATACAAGAATTCCTTTAACAGGACCTAAATCAGGCAAACCTAAAGGCAAACTTGGTGTAGATTATATTCAAGTAGAAAGACCTACCGGAATGATAGAATATTGGTTAATACCTAAAAAATAAATTATGAAAGAAAAAATTAAAAGATTTATAGATAAAATACAAGAAGGTTGGAATAAACTTTTGTATAAGTTAATGTTTAAAAAATATAAATAATGAAACAAATTTTACTTACCCTGTGTATGCTTATCACGTTTAATATAAGCGCACAAGAAAAAGAGAAAGGTAGATTTTTTAAATCTATTTATGATGAGCTCTTTAAATACAGTACAGTTTATGTAGCGGGTGATATGCAAAATCCTAAAGAAAATGCACCAGATTATTTTGTAAGACCTGGTGAAGATGGAGGGTTATATAGTATACCACAGGTTGTAGATGGAACTGTTTACCATGAATTTGATTATAGATATGGTATAGGTGTTAGAAAACTAGCTAGATATGATTATGAA